TGTTACAAAAGGATTAGATGCTGCTAAATTAGGGTTTCAATCAGCAGGTGGTGGTGTTAAGGGGTTTAGTGCAGCATTAGCAACAACAGGACTACCAATAATTATACTAGCAGTTCAACAACTTATTAATGTATTTGAAGAATTTAAGCCAGTAGCAGATGCCGTAGAAAGTGCTACTATTGCTGTAAAAGATGCTTTTGGGGCATTAATCAGCGGAGGTTCAATAAGTCAAGCTGTTAAGCAAGGGCAAGAATTATTGAATGTAATGCGTGATTTAGAAGACACTGAAAATGCGTATCAAATAGCATTGGATAAATCAAAAGTTAAGATTGATACATTAATAATCGCATCTAAAGATAAGGGGAAAACCGAAAAAGAAAGGATTGCGTTAATTGATGAGGCAAATAAAGTTGAAGAAAAAGCATATAAAGAATCAGTATCAAGAAATGAAAAATCATTAGCACTTCAAATAAAAATATTTGCTCAAAAAAATAAACTTAGTGGTGAAGAAATAGACTTACTTACACAAGGTACGAAAGCAGATGCATTGGCTCTTAGAGAAAGATTAGAGCAAAGTGGGAAGTATAATGAAAAAGAACTAAATACTATACAGGAAGGGCTAAAAAAAAGAGTTCAATTAGAGGGACAAAGTCTAGTATTACAAGAGAAACTACAAAATAGAAGAAATGCACTATTAGAATCAATTTCAGCAGAGCAAGAAAAAGCAAATGAAAAAGCATTACAGCAAGAACAGAAAAGACAAGAAGAAAGAAAAAAACATCTTGATGAATTAAAGAAAATAGAAGAGCAACACAATAAAGAAGTACAATCGTTAAGCGATGAGTTTGATTTATCGGAACGTGAAAAACTCAATAAAAAGTATCAAGATAAAATTGACTTACTCAATAGTGATAATGAGAAAGAGTTAGCATTGCAGATAAAAATAAACAATGAACGCAATGAAGCATTAAAAAAGTTTGATGAGGATAATCAAAAGAAAATTGAAGCGCAAAAGAAAAAGAATGCTGAAACTGAAAAGGCTATCAATGCTAAAACATTTAACGATAAAATTGAGCAGAATAAACGCTCTTTAGACTTAGAACTTGAAAGCGTTGATTTGTCGGTTGGTACTGAGCAGGAAAAGGCAAACAGAAAGCGAGATATTCAATTAAAATATCTTGAAGAACAATTAGCCTTAACACGTGAATTTTTCGGAGCAGATGGTAAAGTAACACAGGAAGAACTAGACGGAATAACTAAGATTGAAAACGCTATTGCTAAGGCTAGGAAAGGTGTACAAGTTAAAGATGAGAAAGCTACTTTTGGCAGTTCTATTGGTTTAACTAAAGAAGATATAGGACAAGCACAAGAAGGGCTACAATCCATACAAACCGCTGTTAATGCAATTAGTTCAGTTCTATCCGCATCAACTGAAATAAGGCTAAATGAAATTGAAGCGGAAAAAAATGCAGAGATACAAGCAGTTGAAGAAAGTACGCTATCAAAAGAGCAAAAAGAAGCAAAGATAAGGGGCATTGAAAAGAAGTATGCAGGTGAAAAATATGAAGCTGAAAAGAAAGCATTTGAAACTAATAAGGCATTGCAAATTGTAAACGCTATTATAGCTGGGGCTTTGGGTGTTGTTTCTGCTTTTCAACTTGGCCCAATCGGTGGTGCAATTGCTGCGGCTGCAATCGCTGTTACTACTGCAGCACAAATAGCCGTTATTAGTTCACAAAAGCCACCACCACCGCCAAAGTTTGCGAAGGGAGTTATCGGTTTAGACGGTGCAGGTAACGGAACTAGCGATAGTATTGATGCTAAGTTAAGTCGTGGTGAATCGGTTATGACAGCAAGAGCAACGGAGCGTTTTGCGCCTATGCTTGCACAAATGGAATTGGCAGTAGGTAATCGACCTAACTTTCAATTAGGAAAACATAAATTTGCAACTGGATTTATTCCAACTTCGGATGGTGGTTTTTATGCTCGAACGGCATCATCTTCAATGCTTACCAACTCACAACTTATAAAAGGTTTTGAAAGTGCGGTTAAAAGTATGCCGTCACCAAATCTTAACTACAATGAGTTTAGCCAATTTACTAAGAGTGTGGATAATAGCGTAACTATTTCCGAGTTGTAGCCTTACTCTCAAATGCGGTTATTTTATCTTTAATAGCGTCTCTTATAAAGTCGCTTTTACGGATAAAATTATCGTCTAAAATCTTTTTCATTTTAGATTCCCAAAAAGGAGGTAGGGTTGTCTTATGCTGTTTAGCTATATTCTTTTCCTCCAATGTGATTATTTTTTATTGCCAAAAATAGAAACTAGAACAGGCGCACCAAATACTAAGCGTGCTATTTCGCCCCATTCTAAAGGGTTTAAGTTCATCGCTACAAAACTACAAAATACATAACCGCCTAAAAATAGTGATGCATATTCTTTGGCTAGTAATAAATATTTACTCATGGCTTTAATTTAGTTAGCCCTATTTAGGGCAATTAGAATATCAGTAGCAAATATAGTATTTTCTTTGTAATGTGAAATCAGAAAAAATATACATTAATGGATATATCGGGGAAGCAGGCTTTTTCGATGATGCATCAAATTCTTTTTCATTGAATAGTCTAAATTCAATTTTAGATACTATTGGGGATGTTAGCGAATTGAATATATACATTAATAGTGGGGGAGGTTCAGTTACTGAAGGTTTTGCTATTTATGACAGATTAGCTTCATTACCATATACGGTTAATACTATTGTGAATGGGATGTGTGGAAGCATTGCTACCGTAATTTATCAAGCAGGTAAAAAAGGTAAGCGAAAAATGTATGCAAATTCAGAATTTTTTGTACACAACCCTTTTTGGCAACCAAGCGCACCAGATCCAATGGAAGCTAAAGACTTAGCATTACTTCAACAAGATTTACAAAATGCTGAAAATAAAATTAAAGCATTCTATGTTACAGTTACAGGTAAAACAGTAGATGAATTAACGCCATTACTAGATAGACAAACAACAATGAGTGCAAGTGAAGCAATAGAATTAGGTTTTGCGGATGAAATTATCGGTACTGACATACAAGCATTCACAAAGTATAGACTAGTCGCATACATTAACAATAACAATAAAAATTCAGAAATGGAAAACAAAGAGTTAAAAGCCGAAATTGGCGGAATCAAAGGGCTTTTGAACAAGATTTCAAAGGCACTATTTAAAAATGCTTACACTGAAACAGTTGACGGCATGAAGATTTACTTTGAAGGCACTATGGTTATGAAAGATACACCAGTTTTTTCAGATGAAGCAATGTCAACTCCACTACCAGACGGGGATTATACACTAGATTCAATGGTTATTACAGTTGTTGGAGGTATTGTAACAGTAGTATCTGAAGCACAACCTTCTGAGGGTAACGCTGATTTAGCTAATGCTAATGCTAAGATTGCTGAATTAGAAGCTAAACTAGCTGAAAAAGATGATTTAGTTGCTGAAAAAGAAGGTGTAATTAATGCAACTCAAAACGATATTGTAGCACTTGCTAAAAAGGTTAAATCGTTTGAAGCATTGATTGTAACAGGTGCTGATTTCCAAGCTAATGGAGGACAGGCACAAGGCAAAGCAGAGCCAGCTGAACCAACTGAAACTCCAATGCAGAAAGTTGCACGAATGAGAGCAGAAAAAGAATTGAAAAAATAAATTAATAAACTAAAAAAAAACATAATAAGATGGCAAACGCAGTAACAGCATTACCGGCTAACGGTTCAATACCATATGAGGTATTTGTAAAACCGTTATTGAACGACCCGAAAATCAACGCCTTGCCGTTCGATATTCTATTCGGCAAAATTGGCAAAGAACTTTATTTCGATACTGAATTTACAGACCATCCGACAATTAAAACAACGTGCGGATGGGAGTGGAAAGACGGTACTGATATTACCAAAAAATCACTTAATCCAGTTGAGTTTGATTTTTCATTCCAACAGTGCTACACAGTATTTTTGAAATCTATTTATGGTGATAACTTACCAGATGGATGGAGAAAAGGAGAATTGACTCCAGAGATTGTTGATCGTATCGTTACTAAGCAATCAAATGCTTTTAATACAAACTTGCTTTACGCATTGTTCTTATCTGCATCTGGGCAATCAAATCCATGGTTAGCAGGGTTAGATGGCGTATTCGCTAAGTTGTTAGATGGCGTATCAAATAACGATGGTACAGTTGATGCAGGGGCAATTTCAGATTCTGATTTGTCTTTAGCAAACATCGAGGCTACATTGTACGGTATCTATACAGCACAGAGCCAACTAATGAAAACATTTGACAATAGCCAAAAGGCATTTATTGTAACTCAAACTGTTTATGAAGCATGGACTAGATTCTTGCAAGTTGGTAACAATTCAGCATTCTTGTATGCTAATGCAGATGCGATTAAAAACGGTGTAAGTGGAGTAACTTATCAAGGTATTCCATTGATTAATGCCAACTATGTTGACCGTGGTATCGCATTATTCGACACAACAGGTTCTCCTGCATCTACATTGAATCCAAACCGTGTTATATTGACAGTTCCATCAAACCATAAGATTATGATTGATGGTAGCGGATTTGAAATGATTGAACCGTGGTATGAGCGCAAAGATGATATGGTTTATTCCCCTGCATCTGCAATGGTTGATTACCAATACGGATACGGTGAATTAAACGTTATCGCAGGATTCTAAACAAAATTTTGAGAGGGGGAGTCGGTTAGTCGCTCCCCTAATCATAACTAAATTAAATTAAGTAAAAATGGCAACAGCAACAGATTGCATTGACACGCTCCGAAGTATTGGCGCAACTTGCGCTTCGGTTAATCAAGTCGGAGGGGTAAATAAACGATTGTGGATTACACAGCTAGGACAAATCGCATCTTATACATACGATGCAGATGGCTATGTTAATACCATTTCAATGGGTACGGATAACAGTTCGGATAGCTATAAACTAATCACCGTAACAGGTAAGAAGTTTACACATAACGGAACATTGGAGGGTGTTGTAGGTAATAACGTTAATCTAATTAAACACAATGCTATTGTAAAGATTTACACCGATACACCGGCACAAAGAGACGCAGTTACCGCATTATTCAAAGGGCAGGAGTTGGTTGTATTTTTTGAGAACGAAAACGGTAAAATCGAAATTTATGGACTTGACAAAGGACTTGAGGCATCAGCATTGGCAGGTGGTACAGGTGTAGCTTTGCAAGATGATAACGGTATTACATTAACATTATCTGGTGAGCAGACTAAACTTCCTGAGTTCTTTTTAGTCGGTGGTGCATTAGCAACATCAGTAGCATATTTAGATAATATTTCCGAAACGATTTAATTTAAAATTGAATTAATTTATAAAAAAGCCTCCGAATTATCGGGGGCTTTTTTATATTTGTGAATGGTATCAGTTGAACTACTCAAAGAAATTAACGATAAAATAGTTTCAGTTGGGTTCTTTAAAGTTGAGCCTAATCATATTAGATACTACTATGAGCAGGTTTATAACGAGCGACTAAAAGAGCATTGCTCGATGTGTTTACGTGAAGGATACGAAATGCTTAAAAGGCATTACAGGGCGAATTTAGATAGGTTAAATGAAACAGATGCAGTTACTAAACAAAAGATAGAACGAAGCATCTATGAGTTAAAGTTGAGTTTAATCGATTGCAGAAAACTTGAACAATACGAAGTTTGCGAATGGATAACAAAACGAATTGAATATTTAAAATCACAATTATGATAAAACAACTATTAAACAAAATTTGTAATGTTTTTAGAAAAGATAAAGATGTTGAAGTAAAAGTGCTTTCAGTTACGGCATGGAAGGAGTTAAGCAATGAAAAAGACTGGCTATACAAATTTACAGATGAAGCTATTGATGAAGCAGTAAATAGTAAATTAAGATATTTAGGCACTATAAATGGAGTTGATTGTTTTATAATTGTAAGTTAATAAGCTATGAAAAAAACAATAGTTACACGTTCTGCAAATGATAAGCTATATATGATTATGAAATCATTTTGGAATAGTGAAAACGATTTCATTAAATGCCAAAGATTTACAGGCTTTAATGGTGCATTGGAATACTTACTACATTTATTCGAAGGCAACACATACAACGGTTTTATAGTAAACTGTGATGAAGATTTCTTTTTGACAAATGAAAGTTTAGTTGATGCAGTTATTGAGCAAATGAAAAAAGATAACTTTGCTTATTGTGGGATTCCAGACGGTGGTGTTATTTCACATCGCAACAAATCAGTTTTCAATGTTAATCCATTTTTTAATGTGTTTAATGTTGATTTAATCAAAACAAAATTTGCAAGTTTCAATAATTCAAAACAGTTTGAGTATGGTAATAAAGTTGAGAAAAATGCAAATTTAGACGAGCCATTTGCAGGTTTTTTTTATTGGTTACATTTAAACTTTAAACACGCTAATTTTACCAATATTGAAAGCACAGACGGCATTAGTACTATCATAAAAATAAATGATAAACCTATGGGTATTCACTCATGGTATAGCCGTCACTATGGAATTGATGAAGCGCAAACATTGCGTATTGATAATTGTATTGAATGGGCGTTGCTAAATAAAAATAAGTAGTGCAAATAATCATTCCATATCGTGACCGTGAAGAACATCTAAAAAAGTTTGTACAGATATACAAGCATTTCGATATTGTAGTAGTTGAGCAATATGGCAACAAGCTATTTAACCGTGCTAAATTGCTTAATATTGGATTCAATGAATCTACCGATAAAATAATTTGCTTTCATGATGTTGATTTAATAGCGCATGATTTATCAATATACCGAACTGAATTTAAAGATGCCATCCATTTATCGGGGTTATGTGAGCAGTTTAACTATAAACAGATTTATGCAACTTGTTTTGGAGGTGTTTCTATTTTTACTGAACAATCCTATCTAAAATGTAACGGGTCTAGTAACGAGTTTTGGGGATGGGGTGGCGAAGATGACGATTTATATAATCGCACTAAATTAGCAGGTTTAGATGTTCAGTTTATGCCATTCAAATACTATTCACAAAGGCATAAAAAACAGCCATTGACAAGGCAATATGAAGTAAATAAAAGACTTTGTACGTCAACTGATTTAACATGGCAAAAAAGCGGTTTAAATTCGCTACGCTATGACATTATCAAAGAAGATACTATCTTTGGAGTGAAAAGAATATTAGTAAACATTTAAATAACTATATGAGTTTAAAAATTTCAAAGTACAAACTACGCAAAGACTTAAACAAAATTACATTCCGAACTGAAACACGTAATTTAGTTACAATTACCAATGATAATATCACCGATGAATTGGTAGCATTAGCGATTAAAAATAATTACGAGCATTGCTTTGTTGTTGTATCTGGTGAAAAAAAAAATATAAGCCCGTCAACTACCCAATCGCTGGAGTCTTTATCAATCTTGAACGAAGTGCAGACAGGCGAAAACGATTCATTGACAGCGCAACCAAACAAACGGGAAACTGTTTTGGAATTACCACAGAAAAAGAGAGGAAGACCAGCAAAATCGAAAGATTAGAAGCCGTAGATGGAAAGGCTGTAAAGTCAACTATAAAAGGCGTTACTGATAACGAATACGCTTGTATTCAATCGCATTTAAAAGCGCTAAAATATGCAAGGGAAAATAAACTCCCTTGCATTGCTATTTTTGAAGATGACATACTTTTTTCAGATACATTTGAAAAAGACTTTAAATACTACCTTTCAGTTATGCCTGTTGATTGGCATATACTTTATTTAGGTGGGTCATTCGGTCGTAGGCCTTCATACTTTGATGAGCATTTCACACAACAAAATATGACATGGGGCGCATTCGCTTATGTTGTACATGAAAAAGCATACGATGAGTTAATAAATATGTTTAGTAGGGCTAACAAAATAGCAGATGCTATACTTATTGACTATCAAAAAAAGTACATTTGCATTAAGCCAAATAAAAAGCTAGTAATTCATCCAAAAGGATTTAGTACGATTAAAGAAATTGAAGTCGATTATAAGCATATACAATGAAAAAAAAGATAGGCAAATCAGATTCTAAAGTTTTTAAGAATATATTGCCTACAACTTATCAAGACAAAGGAATAGGCTACTTTAAGTATGGATATAATGACCGATTGCCTTTAGATATTATTGATGCTATTAACAATAGCGGTACTGCAAAAAAGGCTTTAAAAAAATATTCCGATTACATACAGGCAGATGGATTTATCAGCGACAATGCATCTAAGTTTCAAGTGAATGAAAAGGAAACAGCCGATAAAATACTTTCAAAAATTGCGCTTTCATTTGGGTATTTCAGTGGGTGCGCTATTCATGTTTCACGACTTGGTAATGGGGCGGTAGGTAAAATAAAAGTATTACCATTACATAAGGTAAGACGAGATAATGAGTGCTTTTATTTCAATGATACAATCGGATCGGAGAAATACGATAAAAATGCATGGGTAAAACTACAATCGTTCAAAGGCACTATTGCTACATTTGATGATATTCAAATCAATAAAACAGTTTTTGGCGGTCGTGGTGAAATATTTTACTTATTCAATGGAAACGAATTTGATTCTGCGCTATATCCTATACCCGATTTCTTAGCTTCATTTGAAGACATTAAGACATCGAGTGAAATAGCTAAGATGGATTACGAAGCTGTACTAAATGGTTTTGCGCTTGGAGGTACTATGACTTTTATCGGAGTGTCAGAAAATAAAGACGAAGCAACAGGTCAAAGCGATAGAGATAGAGTTGAAGAAGCTATGACTCAGTTCACAGGGCTTCGTAAAAATAAAGAGGGTTTAACTTCACGATTTGCAGTTATGACAAACTTTGTTGATACCAAAGAAGAAGTGCCGATATTCACAGGCAATGACCCTAAGCCAATTTTAGAGGCATCAAATAGCAAAAGAGATATTATCGAGCGTGCGGTTTGCCGATTATGGGATGTTCACCCTGTATTGCTTGGATATAGCGAAGCTGCTGTACTAGGTAATAGCGATGCAATAGAACAAGCTAAAGAAATTTTAAGGGATTCTGTTAATCCGATTCAGCGATTAATTAGCGATGCCTTTAGAGAACTATATGGCAATACTATTGATTGGACAATAAGCGAATTTGGTATAGAAATAAATATTCCAAGTGCAGGAGATAAAATCCTTAAAACACTTAACTCGCTTTCTCCATTACTAGCTACTAAAGTAATCGATTTGATTCCAGAAAATACATTGCTTGATGCATTAGGTATTGCGCCAAATCAACCACAACAACAAACTGTACAGCCATGATAAATGAACTATCTATATGGATTGAAGTTGCTGATATTCGAAAGTATTTTCCGAGCATTTCACCTAATACATCAACAGAAAGTATTGACCCGTATATACTTCTATCGGAAACGCTCGACTTGGCATCGTTAATTGACGAGAATCTAGTAAACGATATTGATGATATGATACTTTCGCCTTCATTAATACGACCAGAGTTGAACGATTTTTTCAATATAGTGGTTAAACCGTTTATTTCAGCGTGTTCATTCCATAGATACTTCCCTTATGCTGGTATAAATACTACTCAATGGACAGTAGAAGAATATGGACAGGAAGGGTTTAAGCCGATTAGCGATAAAAGACGAGGTGAAATGACTAATAGCATTGAAGGTTTAAAAAACACATTTCAAGTCAAGCTATTAAAATACTTACAAGATGCTAAATATACATTTGATGGAGTAGTGTATAATGGCAAAAATTGCGCACAAACAAAACCAAAACTTTCATTTTCAGTTATTGGTGCAGGTAATGTAAACAGGAACGATAATTACAATTATAATAAGCGTGAGCGATTGTATTGATATACTTAGAAGCATAGGGGCAACGTGTGCATCACTTAATCAAGTGGGTGGTGTGGATAAACGTGTATGGGTTACGCAATTAAACCAAATTGAAAGCTATACATTTGATTCAGATGGCTATATAAATAGTTTAGTCACTAAAGAAATTGGAACTACTAATTATCAATACCAATTGGCGAAAATTGTAGGTAAAAAGAATACACATAGCGGAACTTACGAAGGCGTAGTTGGGGATAACGTTAATATTTTAAAGCAGACTGCGATACTTAAAATCTATACCGATTCACCTAGCGATAGAGATAAGGTAATAGATTTATTCGATGCTAGAGAATTAGTCGTATTCTTTGAAAATGCTAATGGATTTATTGAAGTTTACGGACTAGATAAAGGGTTAGAGGGGTCTGCATTAGCTGGAGGTACTGGAGTTGAATTGCAAGATGATACAGTAGTTACAGTTACATTAAGCGGTGACCAAAATAAACTACCTTACTATTTTTTACATGGAGGATCACTTGCAACTTCAATAGACTATTTAGATAGTATAGGACTTTCACCTAATTATTCTTTCTCCGCTAAATTCTCCGCAGTATCATCGCTAGATTTAACCAGTTGTTTCTTAGATTCTAACGGTAACGA